GATTTCCTAAAACAAGATTTCCCGGCAATGTTGTCCCTGTAACTGCGCTTCTGGCATCAGAGTCTGAATATTTAGTATGATGAGCCGAAGCATCAGCATCGTGATCATAGGCCCAATTTGAACTAATTCCTAAACTACTTGCGTTAATTGCTGTGTTTGTGATAACAGGATCAGCTCCTCCGTAATAATGTCTGGTTTTATGAGAAGCAATATTTACTCCATCAACTGTTCCATCAACAACAATATTTCCTGAAAGGTAAAGATTTTGCCATTTAGTTCCACTTGCTCCTATATCTTCTGCTCCAACTGGTAATAAAGTAGCATTTACAAGAAATTCTGTTCCCTTTAAAAAAACATATCTGGCAGTAGTATTATCTGCTAATTGAACTCCATTTGTGCAATCTATAACAATTGCTACATCACTAATAACTAAAGCAGCAACTATCCCACCAAACACAGTATTTGATGAATTTACAAACACTAATTCGTTAGGATGTGAACCTTCGCCAGTTTGTCTAATTTCTAATCTATCGTTGCCTGTTGTATCTGTTCGTATTGTCTTTCCTGTAATTGTTGTTCCAGTTATATCTTCTGCCGCCACACTTCCAGCAACAATGTTTTTGGCATTAAGAAAAGGAGTAGTTACTGTATCACCAATAATTGTAGTTACCCCAGTAGAATCTTCTGCTGTTCCTAAACCTACATTTGTTCCAACTACTAAACCATTAAGAACCGCTACTCCTGTTGTCCCATTTATTGAAAAGGTAGTTGTTCCTGTTTTGTCTCTACCTAATATTCCAGTAGGACTAATTTTTAAATCTCCACTTGTTCCATTAACATAAGTTCCTATTTGTAAAGCACCAGAACCACTAAAAGAAAATTCTCCTAAAATAGTTCCACTTGCTGTGCTTATTGCATCATCAGCAAAGTGTCCAGAAGCGTCTATTGCGGATGCTATTGTAGATGCAGTTCTTCCACCAATAGCAGAAGTTCCATCAATAGTAGCGCCCTTACAATATAGTAATCCTTCTTTCTCTACCGCAAAAGTATTAGTTTTTGCACCAGCGAGAGTAGCATTACCAGACCAAATATTTCCAGAACTGTCAACATTAAACCAGTCAGGAGATGTTCCTATTGATATTGAACCAGCAGATAAAGCTCCACTAATTGCAACATTAGTTCCGTTAAAGTTGAAATAATCTGAAGTTGTGCCAATATAAAACTTTTGAGTTCCTTCGTCATTCCCAAGTATATATCCTGTTTCATTATTAGAGAATCCAGTTTTACCAGAGAGGACAAGTCCTATACTCTGACTAATTGAAGAAACCGAAGAACCAGAAATTATCCTGTCGGGGTCAATGTCCGAAACAAATTCAACCTTCTCCGTTTCTAAACGATACAAACTTTTATCAAATTGTAAATATAATTGTGGATTTTCCATAATGTTATCCAATAGTTTCACTTGATGATTCTAAAATTTCAAAGCCATTTATTTCGACAGGTTCGCCGACACTTGAACCTGATATATTAAAATATATTATATTGCCCTTTATATCACAAGTAAAAGGTTTAGCAACATTGTCTGTTATCCGAGTAAGCGATTTTAAATCACTTATATCATCTGAATCAACCCGATATTTAACACTTGCTCCGACAGCATTGTTGTGGACTACTGCCATCTTGGATATATGTTTTCGTGTAGAAAATAATCCGTCAAGCGTGTATGGTCGTGAATCTAATGAATAAAATATTGCACTACCATTATCTGTATTTCCTTTATCCATTTTTAATACATTTCCATCTTCGTCTCCACAGAGATTATAGATAGTTGTGCCATCATTATATTTTGAAGTTGCCAAAAATTGCTTTGGATAACTCCTAAATGTCCATACCTTTGAAGAAATTGTATATCTTAAAACTACATTAATATAATCAATGTCTCCGATACTAACATCTCCAACTTGGAAATAGACATGACTTCCATCTTCCCAACCAACTACTTTTGAATAATTAGCGACTGTAATGTTATCAATAAAATCAATTACTGGTGCTGATATGCAAGATACTCCACCTTCGTTATATCTATAAAAACCAGATGGGTGATGAAAGTAAACTCCATCAATTGCTTCAACCACACTTCTTCCAGAATAAGTTCCGACACTAATTTTAGGGTCTGGCTCTGTTTCGTTTATTGAATAAATTCTATATAGATGTTCTCTCTTAAATAGTAAGAGAGCATTTTTATATCTTTTTAGTTTAGTTACATTATCTCCGTCTTGAGGACTAATATCAATATACCAATTAGTCGTATCCCAAGTTATAGCTGCTGGAGTAGCAGTGCTTGGTAGCGAAGAGTAATAAACTCTGTCTGTGTTATTGGCTATCCATACTCTCGATCTAAAGTTCTCAATGTAATATCCGACTGGAGCATCAACGGCATTTGTAGTACCAAAGTTTGTTCCACTATCTCCACTCCAAGTCATTGTAGTATCAACTCCATTAACCATAAAAACATAATCAAGGAAGGTAGTAAATTCAGCTTTATTCCCTGTGGTAACTGTTCTCTTTGATGTCCAAGTGCTACCTGCTAAATAATAAACAGTAGCCCCATTAACAACAATACTCTGATCGTTTGAACCTGTTCCTGAATCTCTGAACTCGTAAAGTCCTAAAATATCAGTTCCCGAAGAAATTTGACTTCCTAAAAGAGTAGTTCCTAATCTTGTTTTGGCAGAACCAATAGAATCAAAATTAAGGTTCATCGACTCACCAACAACAGATAAGGGCATCTGAGAATTAGAAACCGCACTGGAAGTAATAAGTCCATCGCTTAAGTTTGTAATTGAAATTGGTTTTAATTTAGTAATCATATATCAGGAATTATATAAATGTCTTGACCTAATCTTTCTTTCGCAATAAAACTCTTCTTCTTCTTTTCCCATAAAAGATAATCTCCGTCTTTTGCTGGGTTTAGATTTCCATTAGATTTTCTATATTTAATCTTCCATTTAAGCCAATCAACAAATAAACCATACTCAGGTTCGTCTAAAACATCACTATCGCTGTCATAAACAGGTAAGGTAGCATAGTAGTCCATATACACATTCTCGCCAGCGTAGTCATCATTAAACGGAATATCAAACTCTGCTTTTTTATTCTCGCCATCAACTGTAAATGCACTTGGTAATCCAAATGAAGCATTCTGCCATACATCACGACCAGTAGTATGTCCACCAGTTTGTATTCCTGTAACACCACTAAGAGTTTCTGTTGCTTCAGTATTGGCAGTATAGGTAATGCTATCTACTATTGTTGCTACGGATACCGCCGCTACACTTATCGTTCCAGATTCATCAAAGTCTCCAGAATCAATTAAACTTATTGAGGTATCAGTATCAGCAACAGCACCATCTAAGGTTGTATGTTGTATTCCATAATAGTTTTTATTAAATCTAACTATATCTTGATATTCTAATGGTCTGCTATCTTGTCCGATTCTAATTGACAAAATGTTTTCAGCAGTATTTGGTCTTCTTAAGTCGGTTGGTAAAGTCATTTGATAAGTGCCGGGAATAATACTATCTACATTGGCATTTCTTTTAATTCTGAAAGACCATCTACCCACACCTTCGTCTTCGTCAAGTTCTCTTCTCCCTTCCCATAGAGCTTCGTTTAACCAAGAGTCAGTTATTATTATCCCATCTACTTTTTCTCCTAAATCTTTAAGAGCTCTATTTTTTATTGCCCAGACTGTATTTGCTCCATAACCAGCATAAGCAACTGGGTCTGAATATTCTGTATAGGTAGTATTTATTGAATCTTTAAATCTTGTAAAATAATATCCAGAAGTTTTAACACTATCATTATAAATAGTTTCATCTTGATCGGATTGAATATCTATTGTATCAAGAACTGTTTTTACTCCTGTGGTAGTTGCTGACCACGACACTTCAACTTGATTATAGTTTATAAGATAAACTTTTGCTCCTCTGTTGTGACTAAAAGTAAGAGCTGCTAATAAAGTAATTGTTGTTCCCGTTGGAACAGTAGAAGAATGAGTTTTAACTATCTCTGAGTTTTCCTCGCCTATCTCACCAATACAAACAATTTTATTAATAGCAAAACCAACAATACTTTGAACTGTTAATGTTGTTCCAGAAGAAATATCAGTTGTTAAAAAAGTATTCTTCTTATCGACAGTTAAGTCTTTATTTTGGATATATAATGTTTTCATATTATTTTTACTTTTGGTTTTAAATTAGAATCTCCTATTCTTATTATAGGTTTAAATATTTTTGTAGTCAAGACTGGTTTAAATGTTTTTATTCTCATTGTTGGCTTATAAGGTGCTGAAGGACTCGCACTTGGACTTGCAGACGGTGAAACAGAAGGAGAAACACTCGGACTCACACTCGGTGAAGCAGAAGCACTTGATGAGGGACTTACTGAAGGACTAACAGATTCACTCACACTTGCAGATGATGAAGGAGATACAGATTCTGAAACACTCTCACTCGTAGAAGGGGATACAGAAGCGGAAATAGAAGGACTAACAGAAGCACTTACGGATTCTGACGCACTTTCACTAACAGAAGGACTTACGGACTCACTGGCAGACGATGATACCGAAGGGGAAACAGACTCTGAAACAGATTCACTCACAGATGGAGAAACGGATTCTGATGCTGACTCACTAACTGATGGAGATACTGATTCCGAAGCAGATGAACTTGTAGAAGGAGAGACTGATTCACTCACTGATTCAGATACAGACGGACTCACAGATTCTGATGCACTTTCGGAAACACTTGGAGAAGTGGATTCACTTGGACTTGAACTCGGACTTACTGATTCTGAAACAGATTCTGATACAGAGGCAGATACGGAAGGGCTGACTGATTCTGAAACACTCGCACTTACAGAAGGGCTGACAGATTCAGACACTGACGCTGACACAGAAGGTGATGTAGATTCACTTGGCGAAGAACTTGGAGAAACTGAAGGGCTTACTGATTCAGATACGGAGGCAGATACACTGGGACTAACACTTTCACTTACACTCTCACTTACTGACGGGCTTATAGATGGCGAAGGTGAAGCACTCGGAGATAAAGATTCAGAAACTGATTC